CAATTAAAGTCTGGTTTCTAGAAAAACCGATACGTGCATTTTCATCTTCCCAATCACCATAACTTTCGTTTAATAGTTTATCAAGTCGATTTTTATTAATCGGTGTTTGTCGTAGTTCACGAACGAAACAATCTGCGGGAGAAAGTACATTTGGAATACCATCACCCTTATCACCTTTGATAATCTTCTCTTTTAGTTCAGCTAAAGGATTTTCTGATTTGATATACTACTTTTGTGCAGGATTGTATTGTTTTACATTCTTGTACATTTGAAGTTGTAGAAAGTCTCCGTCACTGGAAAGAATCAGAATTTTATTATCATCACCAGCATAGATTGGTGTAAGTGTGCCAATAATGTCATCGGCTTCTGCACCGTCAACATCGATAACAGGATACGGAAAGTGTTCTGACAATTCAGCACGAACCTGATGCAAGGCTTCGAAGATAGAATTCCAATCAAAGCCACTATCTGCGCGGTTCTTCTTACGATTAGCCTTGTAGTTAGGGAAGAACTGACGGCGCCAGTAGTGGCGATTATCACATGCAATAACAATCTCGCCAAACTCTGGTCCGAACTTACGCTTATAAGAACGGATTGAATTGATAATCATGTGACGAATCAGAGGCAGATTGACCTCTACATCACGGCGACCACCAAGTTCTGCCATCATGTTGCTAATTGCAACTTGGTTAAAATCTACTACAATCATTCGCTTTCACCCTTGCTTTTAGTTAAGATTTCGCGAATGTCATCCAGAAGATTTATTTCTGGACAGTGGACGCCAGCTTGACGCATATACATGCCTTGAATCATAACAGCAATAACGGCACAATCGCCGTTAAAGTTGTCATTCAACTTACCTAACTTCTTGTCTACGGCTCTTAAAATGCCATTCATACAAGCATGGGCAAAAGCCTCAGCGTCTTGATATGCAGCATATTCTGTAGCACCTTCAAGAAAGTAATTGTAGGATTCCAAATCTTCTTTTGTGGGCGGTGCCGCACGAGGTCGAAGATATGTAATGTTATCATTGTCTGACATTAAAAGACTTTCAAAATTAAAGTTGTTGCCGTGAGTCGAGGGCGCACATTCGCATTCTTACTTTTAACAGAAGAATACCATTTTGTCAAGTCTTTTTTAGCGGTCGCAGAAAATGCAGGAATCTGTTCTTCTGGCTTTCGAAGCAATTTGCAACTGGACATGGCCTCATCATAACCCACGAGAGATGCACCCTTTACAGTGATGCCGCCACCGACTGGACTATAATACTTGGAAATCTTCCGGGTCTTTGTATCGAACGCCCAGACTTCGCTACAGTTAAGAAGGTTGATGGGGTCAACGCTCTTGCCGAACTTAGGGTCTTCTACCAAGAACTTGATAGCCCGTACCAGTTTAGTTTTATCTTTGGGCTTCTTACTGCGAACCTTGGCAACTTGCTTACTAACATAAGCCTTCTTGAGGTCATTGACATAACCTTCGATAAGCTGGACAATCTTCTTGATGAGTGTGATACCAGGGAACGGGAAAGAATCCATGAACTCAATCTGTTCTTCGGTCAAAGTCTTTCTATCTGTCCGACGAAGTTCCAGAACTTCTGAATATTCTGCCAGAAGAGGCTGGAGCTTATCAGCACAAGCCGCATACTGCTTATCATTCATCTTATATGGCATTAAAATTTGAGCCATGTTCTTATTGTCTTCGCCAGTGATAAGATTTTCGATTTCATCATTTACAAGAGACAAGATGTAGGTAGAAGCCAGTTTAACCGGCTTGACTACCTTGATCACAGGAGCGACAACAGGCTCATCATCGTCATCTGACTTGATGCGCTTGTTTGCCACTTCCTGAATCTTTTCCCAGATGCGGTTCTGGTGAACCTCGCTTACTGGAAAACCACGCATGGCAATTCGAGCCGTGTTGGCATAGGTTCGAGGTAGAAACTTATCCGGTACCTGACTGACAGCCTTTAGCTTCTCTTTATCGGCTTTGAACCAATCAGTAAGAAAAGCGCGACAGTCTTTGGCATCTACGATATAGTTATACCAGTTAAGAGCATTGCCGAACTCGCTTTGATAGTTTACAGGTTCATAACCATCAACCCACACGGGTTCGATGCCAACAAACTTCGACTCAGCAACAGGTACCTTAAGTTTATACATAATCACTCCTTGTCAATATATCTCATTATACGATATATCAAGGTATTTGTCAACCCTCAAATTTTACTGAAATTACAGTATCATAGCGAAAAGAACGCCATGCATTCTTATCGAGGTCCCATACGGCCAGCGAATCAGTAGGACCCTTTTTCTGAATTGATTCTTCGAGATCGGTTTGCTTTGGTAATACCGATTCTTGTAGGGTGCAACGCATTACCCGCTCATCACCATTCTGCTTCGTAAAAGTAACTGTGCCTACCTTAGCACGAAGATTGTTTGTAAGGTCTTCGCGCATTGCTTCAACGTCGGTCATCATTTCACATTCTCCTAATATTTTTTTCATCGACTACAATTTGACCTCTTGCATTTTTGCGAGGAGGGTCTGGCATAGGAACATCATGAGTAGAACCATGCTTCTCAAACTGAAAGAAGTCTGGAACTTCTGGTATGAGGGCTTTTGGTTTCTGCTTACGTATTTTCTTAGCTTTTGGCGTCTCGGTTGGAGCTTTCGGTTCATCCACTTCAACTGAGACAATATTCACTATATCTGATTCTTCTCGTTTTGTCAACCCTAAAAATGTCATATTTGCTGCAATTATCAAAAGAATTGCCAGCGGGTCGAAAACAAAGATAAGAATGATAATCATCATACGGACGGCCTTGTCGATGGTGGCATTATCACCACTCCCGTAGAACAGTTCCGCTACGTATTTGATTGGCCCTACTTCCGCTTCGAGTATGAGGTTCTCTGTTTTGAGCGGTATGAGATTAGTCTCAATAGTCTGAATGTTTGTAGCCGCAGCCTCAATTTCCTTATTAAGGGCCGCGCGTTCTCTCTTTTGTCTATTTCTAATGAAATTAGCATCGAGGATATTTTCGCTAGTAGTGAGTCGGTCCAAAGTATCCAGAGATGTTTGTGCATTCTTTAGTCTCCTTTCAGCCGAAGTCTTCTGACTTTCTAATTGTGCAATTTGCAATTGTGCTGAACCACCAACAGTGGTGTGTTCAATATGCGCTTTACTTAGATAGCCGAATACACCCATGCTGGTGATGAACGACAAGACTACCACTGCTATTGTAAAGTATGTCTTCAATAGCCTATTGGCAATCTTCCAGTTGCGATACACCCAACTTGCTGTCACAAGTTTAGCTAGTTCTAGGACAATACCCATAGCAGCGATTGCAATAGGTGAAGCAGGAAAGATGGCCATCAAGCCTAATATAGAAAAATAACCAGCTACACTAGTAATCGCTAGTGCTACCAGCATCAAGAGGGCTGCGAAAAACATCCAGGTCTCCAGTCAGGTAACTTTAATTCTTTCAAGTGCGATAGTCGTAATCTAACATTCCACATGTCATTGATACACCGATCATCAAATCGGTGCTCCCATTGTAGAATATGTTCAACTGCTTTTGCGTGAGATTTGCCGGCATATTCTGCAACAACTTCTTTACGCATTTCGCCTTCGTAGTTGGTAACATATGTAGAACTACCAAAATATTTTTCAAATAGTTTATCTGTCTTACATGAATAACCAATATAGTATTTGCCGTCGTCAAAGTAGGTGCAATAAACTCTATGCACTTTCTTTGGCAACGGCTTCTTCTTTTTAATAACCATTAGTTCACTCCGAGTGTGAACTATTTATTCGTCCTCGTCCCAGTCATCAAACTCGAGGTCTTCTTCGGCTATCTTGGTTCCACAAAACGGACAGTATTTAGTTTTGTAGTATTCTTCATCCAATTCATGCTCCACCAAAAACACGGCATCACATGAAAAGCATTCCTGTTCTTCCATTATGCAGCTCCCCAAACACTTTCCCATGTACCAGATAGAGCGCCCTTGGCGTAATCGGTAGCACGATTTTCAAAGAAGTTGGTGTGAGTAGGCGCATTAATCATTTCTTCGACCCAAGGCAGTGGATTCTTCTTGACTTTAAAAATGCCCTTCATACCAAGACTAATCAATCTACGGTCACAGATGTAACGAATATACTTTTTAACATCGGCTTCTGTTAAATCTTCCATCTCACCCATGGAGAATGAAAGTTCGATAAACTTGTCTTCCAGCTCTACCATCTTTTCTGCGATGGTATATATGCTAGACTTTAGCTCGTCATTCCAGATATCTCTATTCTCTTCAACATATGACCGGAACAACTTAATCATCGACTCGGCGTGTTGCGTTTCATCAACGATTGACCAAGTAACAATCTGGCCCATTCCCTTCATCTTTCCGTGACGGGGAAAGTTGAGGAGCATGATGAAGGACGAGAACAGTTGCATACCTTCAGTGAATGCCGAAAATGCAGCAATATTAGTAGCGATAGTTTCAGGTGTTGCGCCCGCATTTGACAGGCCTAAGAAGTAATCGTGCTTTGCTTTCATCGAATCATACTCAAGAAATTCTTGATATGTCGTTTCAGGCATACCCAGAGTTTCAATAAGATGTGAGTAGGCTGCGACATGCAATGCTTCTCTGGCAGCAAATCCCATAAGCATCATACGAATTTCAGGCTGAGGAAAATATGGTAGATAGTTATTTACATAACCACCAGCCACATCGATATCGCCTTGTGTAAAGAAACGGAAAATATTCGTGAGGAAGTGCTTTTCACCATCGGTGAGGCGCTTCTTCCAATCGTTGACATCTTCAATCATTGGAACTTCGGTGTGAAGCCAGTGTGACTGTTCGTGCTTCAACCAAGCATCATATGCCCATGGGTAATTGAAAGGTTTAAAATAAGAACGTTCGCTTAAAAGATTAGACATTATACCTCCGCTGCCCATTTGATTAGATCGTCATAACCACCCACATGCTCACCGTTAATCCAAATCTGTGGAACGGTGGTCACATTGGGAAGTTGTGCTGTAATGTCTTCCCAGAAACAATCTTGGCCAACTACCATCTCAGTATATTTAATATCCATGCCCTGCATAAACTCTTTTGCTTTTACGCAATACGGGCAATCTGGTTTTGATACTATTTGTGCAAAATATTGTGTCATTCGTTTACCCTTCGCAAGCTATACAAGCATCGCCGTCAATCATCGCCTTAAAGTCAATTTCTTTAATTGCGTCTCGTTCGATACGTTTCGATACCTTATCTGCCTTACCAATCTTCTCGGAGCGGCAGTAATATAGCGTTTTTAGACCCTGTTTCCATGCAAGATAGTGTACCGCATGAAGATATTTTATATTGGCATCCGGGCGGAAGAATAGATTGAGAGACTGTGCCTGATCAATAAACTTCTGTCTGTCTGCCGCATGTTCAATCACCCACCGTTGGTCAATTTCCATAGAAGTTTTAAACACTTCTTTGGTTATTGCATCCATCCATGTAAGGTGCTGCACAGAACCATCGTTGGCGATAATCGAAGACCAAGTCTCGTCATACCAACCATCTTTGTGATTTGCAGCTTCTATATTGAGAATAAAGTCAAGGTATTTATTCTTATTAAGGAATGAACCAGATAATGTATCTTGACGATATGCGTTTGCTCTCCATGGTTCAATCGATGGACTGGTATTGCCCATGATGATTGACGAAGATGCATTAGGTGCAATTGCCTGCATATGCGAGAAACGACGACCTGTACCAGCAGCATCAGGTGCTTCGCCTCGTTCTGTACCAAGTTCTAAATTCGCCGTATCTAGACGGTTCTTGATATGCTTAAACATACGCATATTGGTACCCTTAGCAACAGCCGATTCCCACGCAATTTTTTTACGTTGAAGGTAAGCATGGAAGCCCAGTGCGCCAATACCAATCGAACGTTCGCGCTTGGCAGAGTAGATTGCTCTGGCAACTTGCTTAGGAGCGTTGTCAATAAAATACTGTAGAACGTTGTCTAACATTTCTGCCATGTCCTTGAGGAACAACGGATCTTTCGACCATGCATCATAATATTCTAGATTGACAGAAGACAAGCAGCAAACAGCCGTGCGTTTTCTATTGGTAGGAAGAATGATTTCAGAGCAAAGATTGGACTGGTGTATCTTTAGCCCTAATGCCTTCTGAAAATCTGGCAACGCACGGTTCGAGGCATCGATAAAGTGAATATAAGGTTCACCAGTCATCATGCGTAGTTCTAGAATCTTCTGCCAAAGTTCCTTAGCAGAAACAGTATCACGAATTTCACCTGACTTTGGATCAGTCAGATTCCAGCTATCATCGGTATCATCATCTGCCATACAACGTTCGATGATTTGCATAAAATCGTCGGTGATATTGATTCCGTGGTGCAAGTTGAGCGCCCGCATATTCGGGTCACCCGTAGGTTTTCTCATCTCTAGAAAAAGCCCAACATCAGGGTGAGAAATATCCAGATAAGCAGCATAAGAACCACGACGAGTGCGACCTTGACGGTAAGCCATAGAAGAAGCATCATAAGTGCGAAGGTGAGGCATAACGCCAGTAGACTTATCATCTGCGGCACGAATACCGAAACCAATACCAACGCCGCCACCAAGCATAGACAACCAGTTAGTTTCTGAAAGATTTTCAACTAGACCCTCCGCAGTATCATCAATGAAGTTTAGAAAACAACTGATTGGCATTCCGCGCTTGGAACGACCAAACGAAAGAATGGGAGTTGCATATGACAACCAGTGCTTTGATGCATATTCGTATAGACGCTGCGCATGTTCAGGATTAGAACCGAACGTCTTTGAAACAAAAGCGAATCGATGTTGAGGAGACGTTTCCTCGTCCTTCATATATGATTCTTGAAGTCGCTGAATACCTAGTTTGTCAAACAGGGAGTCCCGTGATAAGTCAATTTCAATATCCAGATAATTCTCTCTTGCCATTTATAGTCCCTGTTCCTTTAACACCTTTTCGATGTCTGGTTTAAAGTAAGTTTCTGGTTTCAGAATCTTACCGTCTGCCCGCTTCTTAATCTTTCCACTCTCGGAAACCTTGCTCATATTCGACGCACGAACTTCTTCCCACACGGCATCAAAGTTGATACCTAGTGTGGCAAACAAACCCTTAACGACCCAGACTAAATCTGCACCGCCATCTGCAACGTCACCGATGTGGCGACGAAGAAATCCGTCACAAAGTTCACGGAATTCCTCATCAATTAGATTAATATATAGCTTGGCTTGAGCCTCATTATTTTCATTAAGATGTGGAGTTGCACCAATATACTGGTCGGCTGCGACCATAAACTGTTCAACATCATTCTGATAATTATTATTCTTCTTGCTCAATGTATAACTCCCATCTTCATTTTCTATCCAAATTATTGTATCACCGGGCTTCCACCCAGTTTCTTTCTCAAGTCCATCCCAGGCAATATAATGTTCATCTGAAACTGCATCATACTGCACGGTAACTGTATCCACCATTTTAATACTCCAAAGCTGATTTACAAATATCTTCTAAAGATTTAGTTTCAGTGAAAAACTTGCTCACTTCTGGTAGAACAGAAACTACAACTTCTCCAGGTCTTCTATCACAATACACTTTTTTGATGGGTTTGTCAATGACATTTTCCATAGCAGACACAACTTCTAACACAGAACTTCCTGTTGTGCTTCCTAGACATTCTACATTATTTGTTGCACCATTTTCTACTATTCTGTAAAGAGAATCCACAATATCTGTAATATGCGTATAATTTCGAATAGTAGTTCCGTCTCTAGTATCGTAATCAGTACCGAAGATCCCAACTTCTGGATACAAACCATTAGCAACTGCGGCCAATTTACGAATTAAATGATAGTGACTGTCATCGAACTTGTCGAATCCGTCGTTACCACTGACATTATAAAATCTAGCAATACTATAAGACGGAAGTAATGTAACTAAGTCTTCACCTGCTCGTTTACTTCCAGCGTATGGACTACTTCCAGGATTAAATGCAGAGCCTGTGCTACAGTAAACAAAATTACCTGTTCTGGTTGAATCTAGGACGTTTTGAGTACCTAAAAGGTTTGTCTTATAATAAGGAATTGGCATTGTAACGGATTTTGATACCATCGTCAATGCCGCTAGATGAACAACAGCATCATAGTCCCCGGCAAAAGTGGCAATTCTGATATCCCAAGGAATTACCTTACCCTCAATATACTTGGAAATTTCATTCTGTTGCAAATTGAAATCGGTGGCGTAAACGTGATGTCCACCTTCTGCCAACTTTTTGACGAGATGGCTACCAATATAGCCAGTTGCACCGGTAACTAGAACTTTCATTTATATTCCCGACTTTTTTGAGTTAAAAATTTGGCGAGAAAAAAATGTCACTTGCCGTTTTTCAAAGGTTCCTGGCTTTTTGGTCAAGGTAGTTTTCTTTCGAACTCTGCCCATGCCGCCATGTCATCTAGTGCCTTGATTACATCGGGAAAGTGTTGACCAATAATCTCCCAGCACTGTTCTGCTACGATGCGGTGTTCTTTCTGTGTGGCTTTGTCCATACGAAGTTGGCAGTAGTGAACCCACGAACGTAGCGAACCTGCCATGATAATGATGGACTCTGTATTACCTTCAGGTAGAACGGCGCGGGCCTGTTCTTTGGCAATACCATTCTCAATTGCCCACTCATAAGCATCTAAAGCGGCATCAGTGGCGTTTACCTGTCTCATTGCCCATTGTTCGGCCAATTCATTGTTTCCGGATCCCAATTCCACCGAGTTTTGTCGGTTATTGGCGTCCTGTAGTCGTGCTTCTCTAGTGACAAATTCAAGGCTTTTAGTCGGGTCTGCATATCTCTGCGAAAATTCTTGGAACGAAAAGGATCGATGGCGAAGAATTTGCCGAGCGATGTCACGAGTTGTTTTAATTTCCATTGATACATGTACCATCTCCAATGGTGACCAGTGTTGGTTCTTGATAAGATATTGAACCAACTTAGGTGCTGTTGCTGTATTGTTTTGATTTGACGGATTAGATACTCTTGCTGCCCACGCAACAAGTTCATTGGCAGTATTACATTCTGTGTAGGCACTTGGCTTTGTAATGCCAATTAAATTCACTTCACTCAACTTCAAATTCCTTCACTGCTTGGAACTGTGCCTTACTTACGAAACCAACACCCAATAGATGGTCTACACGGTCAGTTGCGTCGGCATAATCTGCATATCTACCATCATCGAACCACCACCAACGGTCTAGACCTAGAAACCAGCGAGGCTCTCGGCGGTATTCGACCAACCACATATCGTCTGTTCGATGAATACGTAGCTTTGTAATTCTGGTATGACGGATTTCTACGCCATATTCATTCGCGACTAATTCGCTCATATCTTTCTCCACATGGCATATCTTGCCTTTGCTGCTAGCCCTTGAAACGTATTATCATTTATAATAGCATGAATTTCATCGGGTGTCAATCCATTTTCAATCATCTCATTGATATCTTTACCGGGAACACTGTCTGGCCAGATTACCATCTTATAACTCATATCTATATACTTATTCATCAACTTACCGACTTCTCGGTTTTTAGGTTGATTGTCAAAAATAATTGTTATTTTTTCTTTTTGTATCGGGAGTTGGTCGATTTTTCCGAATGACGTTCCAGCACAAGCGATAGAATTATCCAGAAAAAGGGAGTCAAGGGGCCCTTCGACGACGAGTATTTCTTTTGTAGGATCGACCTTATCCAGACCGAAAATGGATGGCGCATCTTCATCTACCTTAACATTAATATAACGTAACGACTCGCCTCGGATTCCGCGAAGGCTAACAACCAAGAGTTTACCAGAGCCATCAAAAAAAGGAATCGCAAGCCTCGGCTCGGTTGTGATGATGGACTCTTTGTATTTGGAATTAAGTTGTATGATGTCTTTAACATTAGGAATGAAATACAGCCGACTAAAAGCATCGCGAGGGATTTTGCGGTCAGTAACATATTGGATTACCTCATGATCATCTGGTAGTGTGTCAAGTCGATCCATAATCTGGTCGATCAATTTTGGGTCTGGCTTCTTGTTAAAGACTGGTTCAGAAAAATCTAGAACGTCTTGAATTTTCTTGTGAGACTTAGCAGGTCCAACTTTGGCTGTATCTGCATAGCGTTGTATGACATACTGCCTATATTGATTGTCATCAAACTGCTTTAGAAAGTTGCCGAAGCCCATAGATACGCCACAGTTGTGACACTTATAGTTTAGGTCATTCTTTCCTAAGAAGAAATAGCCGCGAGATTTTCTTTTGTTACGCGAGGAGTCACCGCAGATGGGACACCTGCAGTTCCAAAGATCGTTAGATTTTTTCTTGAAGTTCTCCAGGCGATACGAAATGGCATGGAGAAACTGAATATCAATATATGCACTCATAGATTCACTATACACCTTTATATGGTGTAAGTCAACCCTTTTAGAAGAACTTCATCACCATCGGTAATATTTTTGTGATGATAGCACCGATAACAATGCCACCACCTATCATAATATACTTGGTTCTTTCCAATTTGTCAATACGATTTTTATGTTTTTCTTCTTCTTTATCAACTGAACCCTTGAGGTCTTTGATAGCAGCAAGCATCTTGTCTTCGGTAGACTGAATTTTTGCTTCAAGTTCCCGAGTGGTTGTTG